AACCAAATTGGGATAAGGAGATTTTATGAAAATAGATTTTATTAATCGTGGTGAATATCAAAATAGCGAAGATGGTTATGAACCAGGAATAAGCATTTCTGTTGTTTTTACTGATGCAGAATGGAACGATCTTCTTCTTAGCTACGACGAAGCCAGCTCTAGTTCACCTTTGGTTTCTGTTTGTAGGCCAATCGTTAGAGCTATGCTAGATGCAGGCAAGGATAAGTAAATGGATGCTGCAACGATTGAGATTATTATTAATGCGATTTCAGGTCCAGCTTCGGCGGTTGCGGTTTCGCTTCTATGTATGTCTGGCTTTGGCTATTTTCTTGTCAAGCATATGCTTCCCGCCCAGCAAAAAATAATGGACAGTTTTATAGTTGAAAGCAGAGCTAACAGAAAGGTTTTCGTTGACGCCGTTGAAGTAATGAGCAGACGCTTAGAACGCGTTGAAGATGACATTAATGATATCAAACAAGTAATTGTTAGAAGAGGAAGATCGTCAAATAACGATCAGTAAGGAGAAATAATGTTTAAGTTTGGAAAACGCAGCTTAACAAATCTTTCTACTTGTGAAGAAGCCCTACAGAAATTGGCTCATAAAAGCCTAGCAACAAGCCCAAAAGATTTTACAATAATCTGTGGGCATAGAAATAAAGCAGACCAAGATGCTGCTTTCAGATCTGGTAATAGCCAGCTAAAATTTCCTGCAAGCAAACATAACAAGCTTCCATCGCAGGCTTTTGACTTCTGCAACTATCCGCTTGACTGGGATGATCTCGATTCATTCAAAGAAATTGGAAAACACATCTTAGATACCTGGGATAGTATGGAAGAAAAGGAAGACTGGGACATCGAATGGGGAGGCAACTGGAAGAAGTTTAAAGATTATCCGCATATACAAATTACTAGGAGAATAAAATGAGCGAACCAGCTCCCGGAAAGAAATCTGTCAAGGTCGTAGAAGATCCAGAAACAGGCAGAACGAAAAAAATTAGCTATGGTGCTAAGGGCTATCGCATCGCGCCAAAAGGCAGCAAGAGGGCCGATTCTTACTGCGCGAGGTCCGCGGGAATTAAGAGGCGTTTGCCGGAAAGTGAGCAGAACGATCCTAATACGCCAAACAATCTAAGCCGTAAGCGTTGGGGCTGCTCAGGCGATAAATCTGTTAAATAAAAAAAACCACCGGCAGACATCCGGTGGTTTTTAGTGATAATAGGGGAAGGTTGTTTTGACTTAGACAAGTTACAGATAACAAACATAGTTGTTTGTATCAGCGTCTCGGAATTGATGCCCGCTGACCTTTATATTATACCTAATTTATAAGCGTCATCTGCTAATTTTGGCAATAAATTTTCATTCTCATCAATAAAAATATCTAAATTGTGTAATCTTTTTATCAAACTTTCTCTTTCTCTCTTGTTCTCTTTAATGTGATCAGAGAGAATTTTTATTATATTTTCTATATCATTCATTTTCTTTCTCCTTTAAATTTTTTAATAAATCCTGGCATTTTATAAGAATCGTTCGTTCCTACACCATCCCAATAAAATTTTAATATCCAGCCACTGTCATCTTCATTGTTATTCAAAGCTCTTAAATTGCTTTCAGGCTGGTTCTCAATCCATTGGGCAACTTCTTTTGCATCGTATACAAACCAATAATTTTTACTGCGGTCAAAAAAATAAATTCTGTCTGTATCTCCCATCTTCATCCAATGAGGTCTTCTGGTTCTTTTGTCATCGGCCCATTGCTCGATAACGCCAGTAGCATAACCGCCTGCTAGTGATTTTACTTCAATATTTTGTGTAACAATGACGCCATCATATTCTGCAGTTAGTTTTAAATCGTAACCGACTTTTTCCCAAGGCATTTTTTCTACCTTTGTTCTTGAAAGTTTTAATTTTATTATTCTTTCAAGTTCCAATTCTGCAAGTCTGCCAAGCTCTTCGTCTACCTTAAAATTCCTATTCATATTTTTCTCCTAAACATTTCAAAGTTTCTAAAAATTTTGCTACATGAACATAAAAAGTTTTTTGTGTTACTGAACCGTCAGGATAGTTTTGTATCCTGCCATCTATAACCGAAAGATTAGTAAGTCCTAGCTGATAAGAATAAATAAATTTTTCTCTTTCAGTTGCGCTTTCAACATATTTTGAAATATTATCAAGTCTTTGTTTGTTCATAATTGTCTCCTCAATCTCATAAGATTCTTTTGCTGGTTCTATAATGACATCTACTTCAGCTTTTCTCATGATTTCTCTATAGTAAAGTCTACCTATAAATGCTTTCATTTCAACTTTCGTCCAGCCTTTGAAAATTTTTATTGTTTCCAAATCCCAAACAATACCATCTACAAGCCACTTTTCTCTCCAAGAGATCGTGCTGCTTTTGTTATGATAAAGAAGGTGATTTAAGAATTCTTGACAGAAATCTTCTTCATCCCAGCAGAAGTGATTCATGATGATTCCAAGTTTATTTGATGGTGATAGGTAATACTTTAGCATCTGCTTTGTAGAGGCTATAGCCATTTTTATTGTTTCTTTCATTTGCATCTCCTATATTATACCTAATTTAAGTAATAGGTTTGTTCTTTAATTGCAGAAAAAAATTAAATTATTTTTCAAAACGATTACCTATTTTCGAGGGACTTGGCCCTGTGTATATAATGTGACGCATCTCGGACAGAGAGCTTAAGGTCGTCGCTTCGCTCCTCCCAACCAACAACAGGTGTTGGGCCCTTTTAAAATATCCTGTTGGTTTATGAAAAAATATTCTAACAATAAGTATTTTTCTATTATTTTAGTAACATATATATAGAGAGGTGTATTATGAAAAATCTTTGGAGAATCAAAAACGTAGGAACTAAAACATACTTGTTTGATAAAATGATAGAGACTGACTTGCAATCTTATGAAAATGCTTTAATAGATCAGCTTGACGGAACAGAACCTCAAGAGCCTCTTTTTGATATTTCTGATCTTTATGATGCACTTGAAAAATTGCCGGCCAAATATAAAAACCTTTTGTTAGAATATTATTTTGAAGGAAAGACTTTAGAAGCAATGGGACTATCAAGAGGTACAACCAAACAGAATATGTTCCAGCAAATAAAGAAAGCTGAACAAAAATTAAAAAAAATAGCTAACGTATAGTTTACTTTTTTACCTAATTAGATAAACGTACTTTTTTGTACCTTAAAATTAGGATAAAATAATGCCAAGACCACCAAACTATATAAGTAAATTAAGAAAATTAGCAAAGGAAACAAATGGCGATCCTTTGTTAAAGCTTAGCTTGCTCCATGTTATTCAACGTTATACTGCTGGAGAAGCCAAGCTTGAAGAATTAAACAAGATAATTGATAAATATTCAAAAACCGTTGTTGAAGTAAAGCAATCCGATGATTCCGAAGATTTAAATGATATGCTTGAAGACTATTTAAATGGTTCTTTGGAGAATTGATGATGGCAAAAACTAAAGCAGAACTAGACCGCGTTTTAACAAATCCTGTTGAATTTATTAAACGACTAAAAATAATAAATAAGTCTGGCGCTCTTGTTCTTCTTAAACCAAATGATGAACAAATAGAAATAATCAAATCATTAGAGACTGGAGATGCTACCTTAATCCTTAAAGGTCGCCAGATTGGAAGTAGCACGATTGTTGCTGCTTATTTCTTTTGGAAGACCTATGTTAGCAAAGAACCAACTACATTTGCTATTCTTTCACATAAGCTAGCAAGCTCTAAGCATTTGTTAACAATGCATAAAATATTCTATGATAATCTTCCAAAATTCCTACAAAAAGAATTAGAAGTAAGCAACACAACAGAATTAAAGTTTAAAGATTCTGGCGCAAAAATAATCGCAGTGTCTGCCGGTGCTGAAGGTGGCATTCGTTCATTTACATGTTCTTATCTTCATATAAGCGAATATGCATTCTCACCAAATCCAGAAGAATTAAAAGCAACAGCACTAAATGCTCTAAACAATGGACAGCTTGTAATAGAAAGCACAGCAAACTATTTTAATGATGCTCTACACCAAGAATGGACTAAGTGGCTAAGAGGCGAAGCAAGATGGAATGCGCTTTTTTTTCCTTGGTTTAGTCATAAAGAATATAGCATAGAACCTGATGCGGCATTCAGGCTAACAGAATTTGAAGAAGAATTAGCAAAAAAGTTTAATTTAAATCTTTCGCAAATAGCTTGGCGCAGAGAAAAAATATCAAAAATTGGGCTAGATAAATTTAAACGAGAATTTCCTGCCAACATTGATGATGCCTACAGTCAGACAGGAAATGTTTACTTTAAACAAGAAGACTTTGGCGACCTCGACATCGTTCCTGTAGAGCCAATAGAATGGAATGCTTTCTGTAGGCCAGATAAAGATGACGCTTACGCCATTGGCGTAGACGTTGCTGCTGGTGTGAATAGAGACTATTCTGTAATTTATGTTGTTAGTAAAAAAACATACAATTGTGTTGCTATCTATAGATCTAAATTAATCGTGCCAACTGGGCTAGCTAAACGTATACAAGAAATTGCTACAGAATATAACAAAGCACTTGTTCTGATAGAATCTAACAACTTTGGCAACGTTGTTCTAAACGAATTAAGACATCTTGGATACTATAATATTTGGCAGCAAGACGGCAAAGACTGGCTAACTACATCTAAATCAAAAACTGAAATGTTTGAAAATTTAAAATCAGTAATCCAGGATGGTTATATCAGAACAATAGATATGATTACTTACCAAGAGCTACGGGCTCTGCAGTTAACAGATAAAGGCTCTGTAGAGATTCCAGATAATATGGATTCACATGCTGACAGCGCCTTAGCAATGGCTTTATCTTATGTTTGTTTAAAATCTGTTACATTAAAAGTAAAACCATTCTTGCCTGATTGGATTGGAGCAAGACGTGTTCAAAAAACAATTATGACAAGTGGTGCTGCGATTGGTTCTAAAAAGAGATATTGATTTACTTTTTTATAATAAGTATGAGGACACGGAAATATGGCTAGAAATAACGACGACATACAGAAATTTATAAGAATTATATACACCGATCATAAAGATTATTGGAAACAGAAGGCTGGAGAATTAAAAAAATATAAAAATGCATATGAAAGCAAATTTTGGTCCGAAGAAGCATATGACCAAACTATGATTCGTGTTGAGACTGCAGATGCATATCAGTATGTAGAAAGCTATATAAGTTCTCTTTTTTCTAAAACACCAAGCGTTGTTATCGGTGCAGATATCGCGGCGACCGGTGGTGATCCAAAACTAGCTCAAGCAGCAGCAAATAGATTTCTTTATAATCAGAGAGAACAGCTAGAGATTTCTAGTAGACTAGCACTTATTTACCAGTTTTCTGCGCTTAAGTTAAGCCCAGTAGAATCAGATGAAATGCTAGACAAAGTAACAATAAGAGCGATACCTTGCTGGGAAGTAATCTTAGATAGAGATGCTACATCAGTATCTGATCAAAGATTTATTGGTCACACTTACTATCTAAACATGGTAGAAGCAAAAAGAAAATTTGGTGCAAAAAAGTTTGTTGCTGTACCTAAAGAAAATTACTTTGATGAAGGCGGTGGTCCAGTCTCTTACACAAAGCAAGACTACAACGATTTACCAGATGATTATCTTTACATAGAAATCGTTGAGCTATACGATCTTTTACATGATGAAGTTTACTACTGGTCACCATCTTACAAAAATGGTGACGGAATAATTCTTCGTTCAGAAATTCCTGTTAGAACATATAACAACAATCCACTTGCTCCAATTGTTCCGCTCTTTTACAGTAGGTCACCAAGCAAACCAATGGAAGGTTTAAGCTCACTTGCAAGACTTTACGACCAGTTTTATGAAAAAAATATTTTAAGAACATACTGGGCAAACGCAGTTAGAAGAGACAGTAGACAATATCTTTACAAAGAAGGCATGATTGATGAAGAAGCCTTGGCAAAGATTACTGCTGGTGTTGATGGCGCGATGATTGGTATAGATTCAGATACTTTAGCAGGTATTATAATGCCTGTTGGCGTAGAACCAATCTCATCTAACTTTGATAGATATCTTGGCGCAATTGAAAGCGATATAAATAGAGGATCTTCTCTAGCTCCATTTGCTAGAGGAGAAGCAACCAAAGCTACTGCAACAGAAATCACTGCATTGGCTGCTTATTCTGCAAGTGAAATCGGAAAGTTTGCAAGAGAACGAGACAACTTGATAGAAAATATAATAATTGCATATATTAGAACACTTGTTTTGCTTGCAGAAGATGGTGAAAAAGCTGTACTTAACGTAGAAGGCGAAGGCAAAGTAATTACACCAGAAGACTTGGAAGGAAAGTTCCGTGTAAATGCATTAGACCAGGGCTCTACACCACTATCAGATGCAATAAGAAAACAAAATCTTTTAAGCTTGCTTCCAACCTTACAAGGTCTAGGCGTACCACCAGAAAAGATTAAAGAAGAAATCATAAGATCCTACGAGCTTCCGAAGACCTTCTTAGAGATGCCTCCAGAGGCTCCAAAAGCCCCTGTAGCCTCTCCTTCAGCGGCAGACATAGGCAACATCGAAGGCGGTACGGAAACGGCCATAACAAGCGCAGAAGCCTTAGCGCAATCACTACAATAAGCGAGGTGTGTTATTCCAATTCATGATTATTCTTGCCCTGCTTGCGGCAAATTAGAAGAAAAATTTATTCATAAAAAAAATAGTGATAAAGAAGTACTTTGTGTTACTTGTGATATTGTTATGAGAAAGATGGTTTCTCTTCCTGCAAAGACTGCTTCTCTTTGGAACAGTGGCTGGAACAAGGGCCTTGATGGTCAAGGTGTTTATTCTGTAGCACTAGGTAAGAAAGTACATTCTAGAAGAGAGGAAGCAAAGATACTTGAAGATAAAGGATTTGTTTCTGAAGCTGACTTAGCACCACATTGGTGGGAAGATCAGCAAGCTAAAAAAATAGAAAAAATTGTAGAGCAAGACAGATTGACAAATTTATATAATAGTAAGGTTACCGAATATGGCGGCGATAAAGTTAGAGCTATGACAGAAACCTTTACGACTGAAGCTTGTCTTGATGGTTCTTTGCACGAAACATTTAACGAAAAAATAACAATATAAAAAGGAGATTAACATGATGAAAAAGAAACCAAACGTAGAAGTAGAGATACAGATTGGTGGTAGAGCGCCAGGCTCTTCACCTGTAGCAGAAGAACTTAATGAACTAGAAATGGAAGACGAGGAAGCTTATGCTGCAATGGCTCCTAAAGGCTCTTTCACTAGCAGAGGTCTTGATCCACTTGTTAAAAATGTTAACAAATTGCTTCCACTATTTGGTCAGGATCCAAGTTATCCAAAGATTGCGGATACATCTCAGCTTCCAACCGATTTTGTTCGTGTTCTATCTATGTTTGTTGCTGCGGTTGATGATGCTGTTGAAGAAGGTATCGTAAATCCAGAAATGAAAATAGACCTAGGTATGGTTAAGTCTGATTCTGATTTAATGTCA